GTCATCGTCGACGCAAACAAGTTCGCCTCATCAGCCTCATCAGCCGAGAACACCGGATAGATCGTCGCACCCGAAGCATGAGTTTGCGCCGTAGTGTCATCCTGCGCACGAGTCAACGTCAACACAGAACCAGAAATAGTCGCCGAACACTTCTCCTCAGAAGCAGTACCAGGACTTATAACAACATAAAACGGTACACCCGCAGTAGAAGGCCAACCTGTTGTCGCAGCCAAAGTCGCAGACGTGTCACCAGACGCCAAAGCGTTAGTGATCGTCGTCTGTGCCGCCGCACCTTTATATTGTCTACGTGTTACCGCTGCCATTGAACTCCGATCATATCACTACCTTACAGAACGCATCACCACAATAGCAGTACCCTCATGGTCGTTCTCTTTGTGGGCGTGTGACAACTGCTGTATTTGCATCTGTACGTTCTCAACCACCACAGCAAAAGTTTCGGTGTTTTCCTGATAGGTGACGACACGGGGGTTGTCCACCAAATCCCGCAAATACCCTAATTCAATATCCACATCCTGCCAGTATTCCCGACCCTGAATGTTCAGTTTGTGGTGCATAATTATAGGCACCGAGAAAATCTGGGAACGCAAAGGCGCCGCATAAGCCCTAGCCATCCAACGGGTCAAAGTCGGACCTGCTGTACCAACAGCATCACGAGCCAAAGTAACCTTAATTTCTGCCTCAAAAATCTTGTCCTCTAAACCATCAAACGTTTTCTCTTTAGCGTTAACCGTCGAAAACGTAGCAAAATCGTAGAAAGACCCACCATCAGAAGCAACCGACAAAGTAACCGAACCAGCCAACGGCAAACATCTGAGATCAAGTTTCGGAATGAACTTGGCGTCAGGAACACCCCAACGATATATACCTGAACGCAGATAGCCAGACGACACAAGGTTCGTGGCATGCGGTTGAAACACTCCGACACCAGACACCGTGAACAGTACATCGTTTTGGAATTCATGTATTGACTGCACCGTACCTTGCGCGGTTGCCATCAGATCGGCTGCGTAAGCAGGCTGGTTCGGGGAAATAAACACCGACACATCCATACGCCCGATACCAGTCGAAGTCGCATCAAAGTTTGACCACGAGAAGTAAACATATTTGCCGATACCAGCCATCGCCCCAACCGAAGCACCAGTTTCTACGAGTGGTCCGACCGTGAGGTTGCCATCGGTATCTGTTGAACAAAAACGGAACCCTGTAGTGGTGCCGAGAATGATGTAACCGAGATAGCCGTAAATGGATTGGACAATTTCGCCAAGTGGCAGTTCTGCTGCAGCAGTCGGAATGTCAAGCGACGTGCCATCGGCTTTGATCTGTGTTTTGTAAATGATGCTTGTGTTCCCTGCGTAGCCTGCGCAATAGATGTAGTTTTGTCCAGCAGCAAAACCCACCCAAGTCCAGTTCGTGTTTGGGTGCGTGTACAACGCACTCGGGTTGTTCGCTGACGAACCTGCCGCGGTAGTAATGTTCCAAATTTTGCGTTTGTCCACACCTTGCCCAGCGACCATCAACCGACCACGTACATACGCCAAAACACCAGCCTCAATACCGGTGATGTACGCCGACGAAGTAGAAACACCTGCGTTCGTTTGGTCAATGTTACCGTTAGCATACGAATAGAACACGTTGTACCCGTCAGATGTGATTGAGTACAAATTCGATGCCGCCGTACCAGTCACCGTTGTCACCGTCACAAAATCTGTTGTGTATTTTACGTTCTGCCCATCGGTGCCATACAAACGACCATCAGCCGTAACCGCATACAAGTTCGTGCCAGCAGTCGGATAAACGTTCGTGGTGTCACGCAAAAGCGACAACCTGCCACGAGTCCACGGATCAACACCTTTGCTTGAATAGAACCTGTACGATTCGGCGTCAGCCGTATCCGAATACTGTTGACCGGCACCATAATGCCAAGACGATTGCGAACGACGCCACAAACCTTGCGGGTTTAACGCCGACTCACCAGGTTCAGTTGACTGGTCAACCGAATCACGGACACGGGCATCATACTGTCTTGTGAACTGCCCCGTTTTCATATCCAACATGTATGGGCGACCGTTGATCGCTATAGGGAAAATATCTGGTACAAGTTGTGTGGCCCCTGTACCGGTGTAAAAACTTGACGCAGGTTTGAAAGCGTCTTTGAAACGCAACAGCGTAGCCACAGGCTACTTCCTGAACTTGATCGGATACTGTGCTTTTAGACGTGCCGCTTCAGCGATGACACGTTCACGGCGTAAACGTTGAATGTTCGCAACCGAACCCAACACCGCACCGGCAGGCACCTCATCTGCTCGACGAGTATCGCCTTGTGATTCTGTGAAGTTTCGTTTAATTTCACGACCAGCCATCAAACGCAACACGACACCCATTTCAACAATGTCGTCACAGGTTGTCGGCAAAAAACAGTTCGTAGTTAAATCCGATGACTCTGCGGTTGCACGAACAAACGGTGCTTTGTAGCGCACACGGATCGTGCCAGCCATAACAGGTTCATCAAAAACGATAGTGTTCCCTGAAGCAAAATCTGTTGTAGGTAAACCTGTCTGCAAACGCACCCCATGAATCACAGGGAAATCGTCAGCCAAATATCGTAAACGAACATCCAACAACTCGATAATTGACCCCGAAGAAGCGATGTTCAACTGGCGGTCAGAACCGTTGTATGTCAGATCGGTTGTAACAACACGGAACAAACCGTTCGCTGTAGACGACAAATCATCAAGTTCAGCGTTGACAGCATCAAACATTTGCGCACGAGGGAACCGTGGCTGAAGGGTGATTATCGCCCCTGATGTGTGGGATGTCGCCGTCGAGCCGCCGTAACCCCGTTCAACCGTGAGCGTCTTTGACGCCGGTGTTGCTTCCCAAACGTAGAAAAGTTCGGATTCGATTTCAAATACAGAACCAGCACGAAGCCCGCCAAGATCGTAAGAGGCGACAACAGACGTGTCATCGCCGTCAATGCTTGTCGCCAGTTTGTTGCGTTCTTCAACGACCCCTCCCAACATTTGACGACTAGCCCGATTGAGGACTGTCGCTACTGTCGTCATCTAGTAAGTGTAACTCCCGTATCCTGGAAACGAACCTGCTTGTGCTTTCGCTGAAGTTTTCATAGTGCGCTTACCTTTCTTTGCTTTCGGCGCAGGGCGATACTCTTTCGCAGGTGCGCCTTTGACAGAAGATTTCTTGTTCTTAGGTAGAGGCATTACTTCTTCCTTTTGTTTCGTGCCGATATTGCTTTAGCCTTGCTACGTGCATCCGCTTTAGACGAAGCACCCCAAGCCTGCAACGATAATAGCAGGCGTGTAGGTTTACCTTTCTCATCACGTTCAGGCCCAGGCATGTTGCCCATACGAGCCAAGAAAGACGCTCGACGAGGATTGTCACCAGACTTAACAGGCGGTTTCAAAGTGCCACCCTTGTATGAGGCACGACCTTTAGCGTTCAACCCGCCTTTAGGGTTCTTGCCTTCTTTGCGTTGCCATGCCGGTGTTTTAGCCATTGCGTTTAGCCCAAGCGTTATCAACAAGGTTCGGGTATGGTCTGCCTGCTGAGGTTGCACGACGTTTAGCGGCAGCCTTCTTTTTTGGTGTCAACGGTTTAGATTTCTTGTTCGGGTTTTTAGTATCCCAAAATGCTTTCTTTTTCATGCCACCTCCACGGTATACGATTCGACATAACCTGACGCCAATACTACATTGACGACGCCTTCAGGTACACGCAATGGAACCCCTTTTTTGAAGAAGTAACTTTTGCCTGCTATGTCGCATTGGATCGTTCGGTTCAATGTGACGTTATGCCAAAGGGTCGCTGTTTCGGATTCTATTGCCGTCAACATTTTGCCTACAGGTAGGGTGTCGGCAAGTTTGCGGGCCGCTTTCTCCCATGACCATTCGTGTACTTTCGGCAACATTTTTTTGGCATGATCCAAATAGCGGTGATGGTTGTTGTACATTTCTCGCATCGCTTCAGCCAACTCTTTCGGGTCGGACTGATCCCACATGCCGGTATAGATGTTGTATGTTGCGGGGGTTCGCTTGTATCCCAACACGATTGGTGACAGGTAGGCGAAATCTTTTTGCCCTGTCGAATCGTTGATGATCGTCGGGATACCCATAGCCATAGCCTGCAATGGCATCAGCCCGAAACCTTCGCCTCGGGTCACAGCAATGAAACAGTCGGCTTTCGTAAAATAGTCTATGGTTTCTTCATCGGTGAACCATTTCCTGTGCATGAACACGTTGTCAGGTAAAACAAGATCGGGTACACCATACGCTTCAGGGTTCGGTTTCAAATGTAGTTCGGCGTCAAGGTCAGCAAGTTTGAACGCCTCAAATACGATATCTAAACCTTTGCGTAACCATTGTGAACCACCAGCATGGAACCTGAACCGTTTGTTTGGTTCCCGTTTGCGTGGCTTCCAAATGTTTTTGTCAACCCCTAACGGTACGAGATGCACGTTGTCGTGATAGCGGGAGAACAGTTCAACGTTGTGGGCGCAGGGTACGATGATCTGGTCATAGATGTTGCACCAGTCTTTTTGCTGTTGGTTCAGTTCACTTGATTCCCACATCGTAAAGCAGGCTCGATGCTGGTTTTTGTAAAAGGTTTTTATCTGGTATGGCTGCATCATGTTCACCATCACATCGGCGTGTTCGTGTAGCGTGATGTCTGCCGGTACGTGTTGCATGAACCCTTTGTACATTGCACCGTACCCGTATCTTGGGTGCGGATACCCGAGCCAAGACTGGTAGTTCAATCGGCTATTTTTTCTAGTTTCGCTGAGCCATCAATTTTTGTTGGCTGCCCACCCGTTTTGCGTATCCGTTTATAGGCATCCAAATCTTTGTCAAGTACACGTTCTTTAGCGTTCAAATCTGCGACATTGTGACGTGTCGGCATCGCCGAACCTGACACACGGACATGGCTGATACGGCAAGCGAAGCAGCCTTCAACGTCTAGATTCGGATGTGTTTCCCTGTGTTTCATAATCCCCTAACTGATATATGCGCCGTAACCTGCCGATGTTAAAGCCGCAACTTCGGCGGCGTCAACAATGTTATCTGATCCACCCCAATAAACTTTGCTGATCGTAGTGATGTCGTTCGGTTCGTTTTCTGTGAACGTGCCGTCAGTCAACAAGAACACGTTTCTGCCCCGTGGTTCGTTGTCGAAATGTTTGAACAGGTTGAAAGCCAAACGGACTTCTTCGGATGCGAACTCGTTCGGTGGGATACCGAGCGCCACGAAGTCGTCTGTAGGTGGGTTAAAGATACTCATGTTACGTAACTACCATAGCCTGCTGATACAAGTTCGTCTTTTTCTTCTTGGGTTACAAAGTTCTTGGTGCCACCCCAATAAACTTTGGACACCTGATCGTATTCGCGTTGTTCAACTTCGGTGAATGTGCCGTCAACCAGTTTGTATACGTTCACACCAGCGTATTGTGGGTCGGCGTAACGGAACAGTCGACCAGGGATACTTGTATCAAACCTGTCGGCTGAACGTATCTCGGTTGTTGACGGTGTACGGAACAGCAACAGTTTGGTCTGTGTGGCGCTCTGTGTGCCTGTACCTGTGGCTGTGGCTGTGCGCTGGCAAACACGGGCCGAAACAATGCTGCGGGTACCGGCACCTGAGCCTGTGGCGGTACGGGACCTTGTAGTGAAACTCGTGGTACTGGATGCCCCTGAGCCGTTCCCTGTTGCGCTACGAGGGGCGATATGAAGCGGGGTGGCATTAGATGACCCCAAACCTGACGCTGACGCTGTACGGGCGCGTGTGACCTCAAACGTGTTCGATGATGTACCTGTGCCTGAAGCAGTAGCGGTACGCAAAACAAGACGCAAACCTGTAGCAGTCTGAGAACCCGTACCTGAACCTGACGCTGTGAAAGCACGAACGACGTTACGGGTAGCAACAGACGAACCTGTACCAGAACCCGTAGCGGTACGGGGCGCAATATGCAAACCAGTAGCACCACCAGCAGTAGTACCCTGACCACTAGCAGTAGCGGATCGGGGAACAACACGTTCACCTTCAGCAACACTAGAACCAATACCAGACCCCAATGCCGTACGTTTGGCGACAAGCACAATCGCTGTTGATGATGAACCTAACCCTGACGCTGACGCCGTACGCCCAACTATCCGTAGACCTGACGCCGATTGTGTACCTGTGCCTGCACCTGTGGCGGTACGTGCGGTTACACCACGAAAGAAACCTTGAGTGTTCGCAAACGGTGACGCAAAATAAATAACTTTGCGCCGCGCATAATTAGGTACCTCGGCGAACTCCCTGAACCCAGGGGTGTCCGTGAACCCGAAAGTAAAATCGGTGACTCCAGTAGCCATAGGGCTACCTCACCCTAATCGAGGCTGAGAGTTAACGCGGTGATCTGAAACGTGTCACCGGCAGTAACAGCCGCAGACGACGACAAAGCGCCAGTCCACAAACAGTTACCCGCAGTTGAATTATCCCACAAAGAAAAATGCGAATAAGTTTCCGTAGTGGAAACATTGGTCCATTCGATAGTTGCCGAAGCAGACATAGAACCACTTGAAGCCGCACTAAACGTAACTTCTTTACGAGTTGTTTCCGTAGCAGCATTGCTTGTACCTGCTTCACCAGGATCACCTGTGTGCAGTTTTGTGTAAACGTTGCTAACCGAAAACGATTGTGCGCGGAGAGCATCCAAAAATTTGTTTTCTGCGTAATTAGAAATAGACATTTGTTACCTCACACGAAATAATAGCAGAACGAGAAAAGGGGTCAGGCAGGGGAAAAGCCTGACCCCCCTCTCAACTTACAACTGAACTATATGGTTCAGGCGCCGAGGCTTGAAGCCGACTCGATACGACGAAGCGAAGCCTCGCGGAATCGAGCATAGCCACCGAGCCAGTACCAACCGACAGGTTGGAAACGTGACAACACGTCAACTACTGGACCGCGTACGACACGTGGGAACGGGCCGTTACCGTCAACGATTGAGTGTGCCTTCGCCAAAGCCTGACGGCCTGCGATGTGTGTGCAGTAAGCATCAACTGTTCCAGTCGATCCTGAACCGTTTGAGGCGTTCTCAAAGATTTTGGCTCGTGGAGTCTCAATGAAACGGACACCTTCAAAAGCGCCGATTTCACCGTTGTAGATGCCTGCTGGATCGCTGTACACGTGCGGGTCACGCCACGATGCTACGCCTGTCTCCTTGCGAAGATCGTACGAAACGTCTGGGTGAATGTAACCCATGTACATGCCATTGAACGAAACTGCGTTCGCTTTGCGAAGTGCAGCAACAACCTTGCGGATGTCGTTTGCTTCAATGATGTCCGTTGCTTCAATTTCGGTGCGAGCAGTTGGGGTTGTTGAACCGCCACCACCGTAGACAACGTTTGTTCCTGCGGACAGTACCTCGCGGATAACACCGTCAACCGAGATACCTGCGTTGTAACCAACGAGGTTAGCGGCTGCCGAATCCACATCAAGGAACGATGTGCCACGAAGTTTCGCTGTTGTGTTTACGGCGTTGCCGTATTCTTCCAACGTTACTTCAACTTGGCTGTCGCCCATAACTACTGGAGTTACGTCTGTGTCCTCAGTAAGTGTCGAAGTCTTTTCAGCAAGATCGTTGAAAATTGTGAACTTGACCGATGAACCTGGCATTGCTTGTGCGACCGGCATAACGTCTGCGACCGCATCGAACAAAAGTTCGCTACGAAGCGCAAAATACGCAATCCGATCAAACGCAACCTGATCTGTGAGAAGGTCGCTTGTTTGTGTTTTTGACATTTCCTGTTATTGCTTTCTCCCGACAGGAACGGGAGTCCTGCGGGCTAGATGTTTTCTGCTTCTTGCCTTGCTTGAGCCAAAATCTGCATCACTTCGTCTTGATTTCGAGCCTGATTAAGTTTCGTGTTCCAATCAGCAACAGGTTCGCTGGTTTCACCCGCACGTTGCGCCTTTGTAAGACGGTTCCACGCATCTGCCTCAGATTTAACTTGGGCGTTTTGCGCTTCTTTGTGGATGAGATTCGCTTCTTCTGCAGCCGACCGAATTGCTTCGGGTGTGAACTCGCCGTCATAACCTTTGACGAAGTATTTAGACATCGGGGAATCCATTGGAACTCCCGCTTTCATAAACGCATACTCGCGTTTAATAGCGTCTGCTTCGGCAAGTGCTTGCTCTTTTGCTTTCAACTCTTTTTCAAGTTGACGCATCCGCGCCCGCACAGGGTCTTTCGGTGTTTCTTCAGTCTCGTCATCGAACTCGTTGACGTTTGACATGGCTCACTCCTTCTGCCCACGTCACATTGGAGGATCGTGACGGCTGCATAACTCACCCTTGTTTCACGATAAAGTCGGGGATTCTCTACCGGTGTTCTTTTGGGAACAAACAGAGTGTAGCACACCCCTATACAGGGATGTCAACAATATGGTTATTGTGCTGTGCCGACACCTGTTTCAACGGTTCCAGATGTTGCACCGGTTGTTTTAGCGAACCCGCCACCACCCTGGAATTCGCCTAAACGCGCACGTTTACGTTGTTCCAAAGCCTGTGCTGCGGCAACATCGTAACCGAAAGCGGCCCCAACTTTTTGTGCTTCAGTAAGGGCTTCTTCGCCACCCATCTCCTGATATAGACCAGCGAGTTCTCCTGCGCGTTCAAAAACTCCTTGAGCCTGCTCAGGTGTGTATCCTCGACTTACAAGTTCTTCAGCCGTCAATGCCCCAAGATTGAAACCACCTTGTTCACGGGCACGGGCACCAATACGTGCTGCCTGTACTTGACGATTCAATGCCGTCAATGCCCGTTGAGGGTCAATGAAATAGGCTGCCAAAGCATTTTCGCTGTTGCCAACCTCAGGATAAAACTGACGCAAAGTGTTCAAAACTGCTGGATCGGCGTCACGAACCTTTACGAAACCTTCGTCTATTCGTGCCTGAAATTCGCTTGGTGAAACATCGCCCTCAATCAACTTTTCAAAATCAGAAGGCTCATCATAGAATGTTTCAGGTAAACGGTTTGCCACCAAAACAGATCGGTATTGCTGTTCCAAGCCGATATATGTCGCAGGGTCTAGTTCTTGTAGCCCTCTGTTTGCACGGGCTGTATTTGCTTTGAATCGGGTACGGAACTGTTCGGTGTCTCGAAGGTTAAACAGAACTGCATCAGTATCCACTATGCCTTGCGCAAGCAAACCTCTGATGTTGCCTTCCAATCCTTGCAAACCTGCCCGTTGAAGAAACGCAGAAATTATACCGAAAGCGTTTTCTCGTCGTGCTTCAGCAGCCGCAGTTTCGGATGCTTGCATTGCCGCAAATTCTGCGGCTCTTTGTTCTCGGTCTAAACGAGCAATGCGTTCAGCCTCGGTTTCGGGTATTTCTGTAGTGGTTGTGACTGGTGTTTTTCTAACAGGTTGTACTTCTTGAATGGAACCAGGTGTGCCAGCGGTTTCCAAAAGGGCTGGGTCGATTTGCCCTAACTGTTCAGGTGTAAGTGGCGCAATGCCAAGATCAAGCAGATCGCCGCTAAAACTTGTGTCACTCATTTTCTGTACCCAAACGCTTTCTCCAATTCCATGACCAAATTGGATGCCTGTTGTTTAGCCTCGCTCGTAAACTGCCAACCATACTTGTCATCAGATTTCAATTTAGCAATCCAATCAGTTAAAGACATAGGTTTTTCACCCATCAACGCTGAAGCAAATTGTGTAGGGGTACCATTTGCGTCAGTCAAAGCAACTTCGTTTGCCGATTTCTCTAAAGTAGAAGCAGCAATCTGCTGATATGGCGAAAAGATTGTTTGAACCGACAAACCACGATCCAACAAATCGGCAAAAGGCTGATATGAAACTTTTGCCAAATCACGCAAATTGGTGCGCAACATATCTTCGGTCATAACGGTTCCAGTTGTAGGTTCGGGTTGACCAGCCAAAATACGTGCAACTTGTTCGTCGTCAGCCCTTACACCGTAAGAACGATAAATGGCTTTGATGCGGGCGGCATCATCTCCACCCAATGCGGTTTTGGCTGCAATCGGGGAAGTCAAGTCAGGGGATACTGCGCCACGTTTGAAAGCGGCGCGATACACGAGGCGACCAAGTTCTATGTCGGTTGCACCGTTGCGTGCAGCAGTACCAGCAATTTCTTCCAACGTTGCTTGGTCGAATTGGATTTCCCCGTACTGTGTTCGGATACGGTCAATGTTTGTTTGAATATCAACCTTTTTGTTGCCAGCAGTTTTAAGATCAAACTGTTGTTGTTTAGTGCTTGTATTTAGACCGTAAGGTGTTTTCTTTAATTCTTGAATGAATTGGGCTTTGCCTTGTTCTGACGAGAACCAATCTTGTTCTACTGCTTTGCGTAAAAGTTCAGATACGCCTTCAAATTCTGGCCCAAGAAGGTACGCATACTCGCCTGCTTGTTCAGCGACAAGCGCTTCCCAATTTGACGGCTTTATTGATTTGCCAGCCTTTAATTGTTCACGTACCTTTTTGCGATTCTCTGGGGTGTCAGTCAAATTTGCTGCAACCAAAGCGGCATCTACATCGCTTTTTGTAATCTTTTTTCCAGGCTTGCCAGCAGAAGTGCCAGTTGGCGGCGGAGGTGGGGTGGGTTCTTCGGTTGCTTTAATTGGTGTGAAACCGATTCTTTGTGCCGCATCCGTTGTCGGTGTTACTGCGGCTGTGGCAGGAGATACAACTGTAGCCCCATATTTTTTTTGAAGTTCTAATTCTTTTTTAACAATACGGGTTTGTGGCCCAACAGGGGCAGTATATGTTTTTGCTTTTTCTGCAAGTTGTGCTGTAATTGTTTGTTTTTCGGCGCTCAATGTTTTTTGTAAATTAATTAAATTGTCTCGCGCTTCAGAAAACATTGGTACGCCAACCAAACCGGTTGATTTGTTTCTTAACTTATAGTTCGGGTCATCTGGTAATGGCGTATAACTATTGCCCGTTAATGTTTTTTCAATGGTTTTTAATTGCGCATCAATCTCGGAGATGCGAGCGTCTCCACTAACCAAGTCATAATCTTTAGCCATCACGAACCCCCAAACGCACGTTCAACGAGATCAGCCAAAGTACGGAAGCCCTCTAGTTTTACTTCATCTTCACGACCACGACCAACAGCCTGTTGTGTCAATGTGGACAATGCTGGTGCTTGTTCTGCCCCGTAAGGTGCTTGACGTTCACGGGATTGCACGAACTGAACAGCGTCACGTATTTCTTGAGGTGTCATTGTGCGCCCTAATTGTCGGAATGATTCTTCACGCAACACCGAAGTGATGTCTTCTTTTGCGGTAACACGAATAGTACGACCCGTGGCGGCTTGACCACCAGGGTATTCTTGTGTCAGATAAGCAAGGCCGATATCTTCGGTTACGCCGTAACGATTCAACGCCAGTAAGTATTGCGCTGTGGCGTTAAGGTCTTTGCCGTCAAAAGTTGAGGTAGATGGTTTGCCGCCGTCATAAAGCCCTCGATCAGCAATGGTGTTTAAGAAAGCCAAACGTTCGCCTCGGCCTTTGTTTGCCAAAAACCTGTAAGCCTCACCGGTAATGTTTGAAGGATCGTAAGGTTGTCGTTTGATGACACCGTTGCCGTCAACAAGCCCAGGGCCTTTATAGAAAACTTTGTTTCCTTTTTGAACGAAATACTGTTGTCCGTAATAATCTTGTGTTCCGACAAGAGCAAGCGAACCTTGCGTAACGGGGCGTTCGGTAAACTGAAAATCTGGTCCAAGAGAATACTTGGATTGTTGACTCGTGACGCCAGGCATCGGTTCAATATCAACGCCCAAAGTGTCTGTTTCGTTCATGCTCATAATTCGTCAACCTCAGATGATAGTTCACGATCCCACACACGTTGGAAGTCTGGTTCAACTTCTGACAATGCGGTACCGATATTAAATAACCATTGACGCAAATCTGCTGCTGATTTTGCTGTAGCAAAACCCCCAGGCTTGCCCCCCGATTTTACATAAGAATCAACTGCTTTGGTGCGATACTCCAAGTATTCTCGTACCGCTTGAGCGATTGAGTTATCTGCAAGCCGTGTATCGTTGACGGCCCGACCCATTTCTTCAATGTTTCGTTCAAATTCACCCAAAGTGAATATGGCTTTTGCGGGGAAACCAGGGTATTGTTCGTGGATTTTTTGACGTTGACGAGACAACCATGATTTAACTTCAGCATTTGGATATTTGCCAGCCTGTTTTTTCAGGTCACGATAAATCGAATTACCTATCTTGTATTGGGCAAGATCAATCATTTCGTCAGCGCTTAATCGTCTGCGTTGACCCAACCGTATTTGACGTTCCCACACAGAGAACGAAAAGTCATCTCCACCTGTAGCAAAATAGGCGGCAACGTTTTTGTACGCAGACATGACATCTTTGTTTTTGCGTTCCCAATCACCGAACTGATCTGATGCCTGAACGCCTGGTTGAACCGATTGTGTTTTGGATGAAATGTATAGAAGCGCGTCATCTCCGTGACGGTTTAAGAATTCTTTTACTGCCGTGTCGTAGTTTTCTTGTTGCAAAACTTGGAACTCTTTGACCAAAAATGATGCGTAAACATCACCTTGATCGGTTTTGATGATTGCTTCAGGGTTTCCTACTGTTGGTCCTGCAAACTGTGACGCAGCCCGTAAGAGGGTGAGTACACGGGCGCGCCATTTTGAGTCTTGTAGCAAACGTTCTTTTTCTGCTGGATCATTCAGTTCGTATTCGCCTGACGCGGACATTGCTCGAACTGTTTCGCCGTAGGTGTTTGCGTAAATGGATTGCAGTTTTCCTTCGTTGTCTCGTAACGCAGAATACATTTTGCTTGCCCATCCAGGAACCAAAGCGCCTGGTTCTTTTCTTCCGTACGGAAGAAGTACGCTAATGATTGAATCTGTTGATGGTGTGTCTGGGATTATTTCTGACGCAGCCATCTGCACAACAGGGCCAACAGCAGGGATGACTTGTAAACCCATCGATAAGCCTTTGACTTGTGCTTGCAATGGTGCGTTTACGCCTGTCAATAGTTTCGTAAATTCACCCGAAAACGGAAGGTTAAAGGTATTTGCCCCTGTAATTGGGTCTTTGTAGAAGAA